TGTTGTGTTTCTTCGTTCCAATTATATCTATTTTCTGTGTCAGGTAAAGCAACTGGTGCTTCCCACTGACAAGTTGTTTCATTTAATATCCAACTAGCAAAAGGTTTGGGTGGTATAAAAGCATCTCTGTCCTCATCATAAGTATAACCAATACCAGCATGATTTTTTCTTAAAGGAGTTCCACCTGTTTTATGAACTCCACCATAAGTATTATATGATGTTTGTTTCCAAATCGACCAACCTGTTAATTTTGTTAAAAAGTCAATTCCAATATTTTCTTGCTCTACACCATTACTATCATGTAAAACTTCATTAACTACAGATTGAACTTCAATTACTTTTCCATTTAAACCTATTTTTGCGAAACTAGCCATTATGCTGTATAACTCCCTGATCCGTTAAATTGCATTATTGTATTACTTCCTGATGTTGTAACTGTTGGAGAACCTGTTGTAGTTCCTGAATAACTTGCAGTTGGAACACTTAATATAACAACTCCTTTTCCTCCTGTACCACCAGTACCACCACTATTTGCTCCATCATTTGCTCCACCGCCGCCACCGCCAGTGTTTGCTGTTCCTGGTGTAGGAGCTATTCCTCCTGATTCTCCACCATTTCCTCCACCACCATTTCCACCTAATCCTTTAGAACCACTAGGAAATTGTCCTGAACCACCACCTCCACCAGCATAAGTTACCGAAGAGCCTGTTATTGAAGATGCTGTTCCATTACCTCCTGCTCCACCAGTTCCATCACTGTTAGTACTACCAGTTCCATCACCACCATTAGCAGAAGCTCCACCACCACCACCTGAAGCGTAAAAGTTCCCTGGAGTATGGGCACCACCACCACCGTTGTTTCCTTGACTAGGAGATGTACTTGGAGTGTTACCAGATCCTCCAGAAGATGTTCCACTAGCAGGAGCGCCACCTCCACCACCAGAGCCACCATTTCTTCCAGTATGAGATTCACCTGATGCATGTCCTGCACCTCCACCACCACCTCCAGCGGAAGTTATAGTTGTTAATCCTGAACCTGAAATTGAAGAATCTGAACCATCACTACCAGTTGTAGTTCCTGAACCTGCACCACCATCTCCTACTGTTACTGTAATTACTGTTCCTATATCAACTGTTTGAGTTGATGTTCTAAAACCACCAGCTCCACCACCTCCACCTTGTTGATCACTACCACCACCGCCTCCTCCAGCAACAACTAAAAAATCTGTTGAATAAAATTGTGGTGTTTCTAAAGTAACATCATCATCAACAGTTGGAATCCAACCTTGAGTAGCTCCAGAGTAAACTATTCTAACATGTTGACCATTAACATCATAAACTGGATTAGGAGATGTATTTCCTTGATAGTTTAAACTATTTTGATTTAATGTAAGATTATTTGTTCCCCATGTTCTTGCGTAGTCTGTAAATTCGATTTCGTCACCGACTGAAGCTGAAGCAGGTAGTGTAACTGTAACAGCTGCACTTGTTGTATTAACCCAATATCCCTCACCAGCGACTGCTGTGAAAGCAGAAGTTTTAATATTGGATTGCCATGCAATACCAAATCCTGAAGCACTTCCATTATTCGTTAATGTTGCACCAGAAGGTATAATAAAATTATCACCACTATCACCTAAAGTGACATCAGTTCCTGAACGTGGACTTATTTTATTTACTTTTACTTCACTCATTAAATTACTACCAATGTTCCTGTTATAGTTTGTGTTCCAGTAATAGTTACTGGTCCTGCTAACACGCCTGAATCTAACGTTTGATCTTCATCTAAAGTAGAGGCATGAGTTACAACAAATCCTGTTGCTGTCATCACAGGTGATACAGTTCTCTTTGCAGGTAATGTACAAAATACATTTTTAGTTCCCGCTGAAAAGTTTACTGCGCTATCACTATTAGATGATGTTATAATTGTATCTCTTGATAAAGTATCAGGTGTAGCATCGGTTACTGTACCAATACCAACCTCCCACTCACCTGCAGAATTTAATTCTATTGCATAGTAAGTTGTGTTACCAGTTCCAATTCCTGCAACAAAACTTTCATAGCCAGTTTCTGCACCAGCTAAATTAATAGTTCCAGTTCCAGTAGTTGTACTAGTTTCTTTAACTCTATCGTTAATTACTAAAGCCATTTCTACTCCAAAATTTTATTACGCGTCGCCAAGTCTAATGATTGCATTAGATGAATCAGCAGTTGGAAACTGAACAACGAAATCACCGTTAGTTGCTGTTTTTGTTCCGCCGAAATCTAAAACTAATACTGCTTCATTAGAAGTTCCTTTATAAATCAGAGCGCCCACTGCTGATAACGTTACAGATGAAAAAGTTAAATCTGCAAAGTCAACGTATGCAATGTTACTTGATACTGCAACACCATTATTAGTTAAAGTATTTCCACCCGCTGTATAGTTTGTACCAGATGAAGAAACTTCATTAGTAGTTGTATAAGCTGTTGAAGAAGTACTGAAACCAGATATGTCAGTGTATAATGCAAGTTTGAAAGTTGATCCGCCAGAATCAAAATCAAACACACCACCAAGTAGGTCTGTTTTAAAAGAGTCAGGTACTATGTTTGCCATTTATTTGTCTCCTTAATTATTTAGGGTGATGGTGATTTTAAAGGAGTACGAATAACACCATCTTGATATTCGTCTCGGCGTCTACGACCTTGTTGTTCGATCGCGTACGATTGTAAAGCTCGTTTAAAAGATCCTTCGTAGTATTGTAACATATCTGCAGGACCTTTCAAGTATCCATATGCTTCTACCAGACATCCATATAAAAGTAAATCCTGATATTTATTACTTGTATAAGTACCTTGTGTACTTCCTGGTGAAGCTGTTATTGAATCTGGTTGTTTTGTATAGGCTAAAGTAATTAAATTTGTGCTGTCTGGAGTAGGTGCTACTACCCAGTAATTAGCGTCCCAATTAGCATAATATTTAGGTAATCCAGATTGAGTTCCTGGTGTGTCATAAAAAGTTGCCATGTATGAGGTATCTTTTTTTTCTAAAAAAGTTTGATTACCAGAAGAATCTGTTAATTGTACATATCGAATAAATCTTAAATCGGATGGAATAGTTACATATCTATTTCCAGATTGTAAATTAGATGTTGCATAAAATCTATTATCATCAGAATCAGCTTCTCTATATATTCTGTTTTCTGCATTTTTAATAATACTTTCTAAGATTGTGTTAGATAATACAGAGTCATCTACTTCTGTATAGTTTCTAATATCATCTTGTAGATTTGCTAAAGTATAAGCCATTACTCTGATCCTCCATGTTTCCTACGTATCTTTTCTTGTTTATCTGTTCTCACTTCTTCATAAAGTGCAAGATGAGGGTCCTGTTTTTCAGGTATAAATATATTTTTAATCCAATTAATTAATTTTTTAATCATGGTGATATAGTTATGGGTCCTACTGAACAGCCATAACCTCCTCCTTTTATATTACCACTTGTAGCAGTATTTGTGTCAACTGTAAAAAAGAAAAAATTAGTTGCTAAATAATCACTTGATGCATCTCGCGCACCATTTTTATATTTTCCAGTTCTTATTGTGTATCCAGCTGCTTTTGCAATATTAGATCCTGATATACCATCAAAACTTTCAGGGTCAGCATAAACAAAACCACTTCCTGCAGAAGTAGTTGGTGGTCCTCTAAATCTATATACAGTATTATCTGTTAAACCATGACCAGGTGAAAATACATTTATAATTCCAGATCCTGCTTCATATGTTTCAAAACCATTATCTATTATTCTTACCGTTGTAGCAGGTTCTGTTCTATCAGGTCTAACTTGTAGTAATGCGATACCATCTCCTCCCACAGGTTTAGGTTCTAATTGTGGTTGTTTAGGTTCGTATTCTGTGTAATGCACAAAAGAACCATTCCATTCTCTAACCATTTCTCTGTATGGAAATTCAAGTCCTGATCGATCAGAAATTGCTTTTGAATGTTTTCCTGTTGCGTATTTAGACATTAGGTTCCTGGGTAATAAGCTTTAGGTGTAATAAATGTACTTGAAGCTGAACCATCTTCTTGTAATGCTCTTTGAAATTCATCTTCATAAAGTAATTTTAAATTTTGAGTTAGTTGTGGAGCATACTTCATAGATAAATAATAAGATAAACCTGAAACCATACATGGTACAAATCTAAAAGGTAAATCAGTTGCATTTGTATAAGCACCAATGTCTTGTATTCTTTTTATGTAATAAAAATGCATGTCTTTAGATGCATTACTTGAATCTGGAGTAGGATAAACATTAATACTAACATGATCAATAAATCTTTGCACCCAATATTGATTTGGTGTGCCTTCTGATAATTTATTTGAAAATGCAGCGTAAGTTGATCTATCTACTTTAGTCATTGGACTATCAGATTGATCTGTTTGAGTTCTATTGGATCTTAATTGTGCTTCAAGGACATCGGACATTCCATAAATACCATTTGGATTTGATACAGCACTTGTGCCATCCGCAGCTGATCTAAAAAATTTATATTCAGCTTGTCCTTGTATTAAATCAAGATCAAGTTCGTCTATTTCCCAATAGTGAATACCTCTATTACCCCATTCTTGAAGCATTATGTTTAATGATCTTCTTGAAGTTTTTAATTGATATCCTGAAACTTGTTGAATACCTATTCGTTCAAAAGCCTCTTCTACTATTTCATCAATAGAAAAAGTTTTGTCGAACGTTGTAGTTCCCGAAGTAGTATTAGCCATTTAAACTCCTAGCCAGTGTAGCCGATAGTAACTGAAGTAGTGTTAGTTAAATCTAAATATATTCCAGTTCTACATCTGATACCGCTTCCTGGAACATAAATATCTAATCCTTCAGTTCCGCAATTACCTTCGAATACTAAAGCACCTGTATTATCTGTTCCATCATATAGTTTGATATTACTATCTGCAACACCTTCAACTTGAATATATGTTATTCTAGCTGGTCCAATAAATGAATCTGTTGCGTTTGTTGCTCTACCAAATCTACCGTCAGAAGTTCTTGTGGAAAACTGTTGGTCTGATGATGCCATATTTTTTCTCCTTAAAATTTTATGTGGGGCCAAAGCCCCACACTAATTATTTATTACGCTTCTTTAGCAAATACACCTTGAGCATCAACAACTGTCCAATGTGCTGTTGAGTTCAAAGATGCTATTACTACAAAGTCACCAACTTTTGATGTAGCTTTTGTATTAATAAGATCTTTATCATCTGTTAAAGATCCAGCGTACAAAATACCATCATTAGCATTTGGACTAATAGTTAATGTATTAGTTCCATCAGAAGCTGTGTTTACGAAAGTGTAAACTCTTCCAATTGAGATTGCAGGTAAAGTAAATACCACACCATCAGTTGCTGATGTAAAAGTTTTACCAGAATCTGCTGCCGTAACTGTGTAGTTAGACGATTTGTTTTCTAGATTGAATCCAGTTAAACCTGCTTCGTTAAATTTACCTTGCAGAACTGGTCCTCTAAATAGTGTTTGAGCCATGATTATTCTCCTAGTTAAATTCTACATAGTCTCTAGGCCGT